TTAAAAGCAGTGAGGGCATGATATATGAAACACCTTAATATCACGCATTATTTCGTTATATCGGACAATTGGGACAAAGTAGTCATGACCGCTGCTTGCTACCGCGAATTAAAACTTCAAATGTCATCCGGCGACTATGGAAGTCATTTCGCCCTTGGCCTTAATTTCATGGATGCTATGAGGCTAGCGGGTAAATTGAATCAAGAGCGTATCTATCATTGCAATGACAGCGGTGAGCTAGTTAGTGAGGAGATATTATGAAATATCAAATAATAGACTGGACAGGAAACATCTGCTTTCAGGGTCAACTGTTTGATTCTTTTGAAGATGCTTGGGGCTTCATATGTGAAAGCGCTGAACGGGCATTGTTATTAGATGAGTCAAGGGGAATCTACATTCCTTCATTTTTTGCCAAGCATTATCTCTATTTGTCTGACGAATCTAAGCCCTTAAGTCACTGGAAATGTAAGGGGTTAGAAGATAGTGATATCGAAGTATTAAGAAGTGGACCGGACCATGGGGATTATTGGGAGATATGGGATTATGTTATAGGCAATTCTGAATTTAAGTCTCCTAAGGGGATTTTTGTACTAGACCAAGATGGAGATTTATTTGCAGTTCAAGCAAATTTTGATGACTATCAAGTTATTGAGGTGAATTAATATGAAACCATATAACGGTCATAGGTCATGGGGTGCTTGGAATGTTTCTTTGTGGATCACTAACGATGAATTTTTGTATCAGGCAGCAATGAATTGCCTTCAAGCGGCCCTTTTAAAACGGTCTGCTTCAAAAAGTCTTTTCATCCAACGTAAGTCATTAGGGCGTCTAGCGGTTCATGACATGATGAAGTACTTACCGCCAAAAACTCCCGACGGTGCCCGATACACTGAATTAGCAGTGAGACTCACCCTTGACGCCCTGTCTGAAGGGATGAAGGAATCAGCTTTAGCATAGACCCCTTTGATAGTTAGTAGATATGGCCCCTTGAGCTTTCCGGTTCAGGGGGGTTTTTGTTGCGTTGTTGGATTTTTAAGTGTATTTAGCGGCCATGAGAAACAGAAGGCAAGATCAATTAGGGTTTGGCGTTAACGGGAAAGCCGGTTCGCATAACCCATGCTTTGAATGTGGCGTTATAACTAATGGCTTGCACCATGTGATACCTGTTTCCAAAGGGGGTACGAAACAACTTCCTTTGTGTCCGAGTTGCCATGACCTAGTACACAATGAACACCTTGTAAGCCACAAAAAGCTATTAATAGAGGGCCTTATAAGGGCAAAGGGTCAAGGGGCTATATTAGGGGCACCGGTTAAGTTAACTAAGGACATGGTTAGCCGAATATGTGAGTTAAGGGGTCAAGGGAAGTCCTATAGGGCAATAGCTTTGGACCTAGGTATCAGTGTTGGCTCTGTTTCCATGGTGCTCCGTACCAAAGCTCATTCATTAGAAACGCCCTAAATTCCAATCTTCCAAAAGATTCCAATACATAGAACCGAATTCCAATATTCTAAATCTTACATTGAACCAAAGATTCATACCTACCTGATAGGGGCTAGCGATGCTAACCCCACAATATGACACGGTGGATCAATTAATAGACGAAAAGGCGGGCAAAGGGAAAAATTGACCGGGGGGTGGGGGTTGCAGGGTTGTGTTTTTATCAATGCCCCACCTCCCCATTTAAAAAAATGAAAAAAATTAAAAAATTGAAAAAAATTAAAAAATGAAAAAAAGAAAAAACAAAACTTTGAAACACCTTATTTTTGCCCCCTAAAACCAGCACTCCCTGGTGAAACCCTTGTAAAACGGTACTTTCTACCCCAGGCCCTGCCCATAGGACCGCTGTTTCGCTACGCATTGTCAAAACCATAAAATTTTTCCTTGTTAGAATGTAATTGAACATTTCCTAGATTTATGGCTGGCTAGGGTGTTAGGCTGTTACAAGGGAAAGTTTTTAAGGTCGCAGGGAGGCGAGCGGGTGAGTAGCACAAATAATAAGCTGACTTATAGGGCCACGACACCGGTGGCAAAAGAAACACTTGACAATACGATTTTTGATGAGAACAACCCTGATAGTTTATTCAATGTAATCCCAGATAGAATTAAACCTGTACTTAGAAGACTCGGGCCACGGATGGCTAGAGTTTTGTATTCGAAGGAAGCGGATTTAAGAGAATACGTTCAACCTGATGAGAGGGATGAGCGTGTAAGACTTGCTTTTTGGGATGAGTATAATCACGCAACCCAAGTTGGTAAGAAGATGTCTATGGCTGCAATTCTCCATGGTGTGATGTCATGGGAAGCGTGGGTAAACGTATACGAGCCAAATGATAAAAAGATGCAGTGGGTATTCTGCGCACCTGTTTCATATCAAGTGGCGATGCGTAATATATTGCAAAAAGGTACAGACAGACTCATGGAGATTATGAGTTTGCCTATCAAGGATGCGAAGGGAAATGTAGATACAAAGGTAGTAGTGAATATTCTTAAAGCGTTTCAGTTGGTAGATTTAAGAGTTAAAGGTGCGGTAGCACAGAAGCTTCATATTCAGCAACAATCAGTAAATTTAAATCACCATGTAAATTCTCCAGGTATCCATGTTGAGACAGGTAAACCGTTAAACCCGCTAAGTTTAAGTCATCTAGGCTTGGAAGAGTTAGAGGCTTTAGAAAAGAGAATTGAAAGAGCTAGACGGGATTCAAAAAGACTTGCGGCTAGTTTGTCTGAAGAAGAAAGGTTGTTAGCGTTAGGCGGGTTAGATAGTGAGACGGTAGCACCGAATACGAAGATGCGTCCCTTAGAGTTTGAGGAGCAAGAAAGACAATTAGAGAAAGAAATAACCCTTGAATATAAGCTCGGGGATGAATGAGTAAGAATAATAGGATAGAGGCATTAAACGTAAGTCAAGAGTTAGGTGTTACTAAGATGACACCTCAACAAATTGAAGACGCAAAGCGTATGGCTCATTCAAATAAGTTATTTTCTGATCCGTTACTGCATGAAAGGGTGTTAATCCAAAGTAGGATTAAAGAGTTAAAACAAGATTTACCGCACCTGCATGGCCAGCCGTTTTATGCTTGGCAGAGAAAGTTTTTTGAAAGTAGAAACAAAATAAATCTTCTCTGCGCTGCAAATCAAATTGGTAAGAGTACGATAGCGATAAAAAAGAATATTGAGTGGGCTTGTAATAAGAAGTTGTGGCCTAGCTTGTGGTCTACGGAGCCTAAAATATTCTGGTATTTCTATCCATCTGAAGGTGTAGCGGATGTTGAGGTAACGAAGAAGTGGATACCTGAGTTTCTGCCTCGCGGGGCGATGAAGGCTCACGAGAATTATGGGTGGGATATAGAGTATTCAAACGGAAGTTTAATAGGTCTGCATTTTAAATCAGGCGTTAGTATTTTCTTCAAGTCATATGGTCAAAAGGCTGTAAACCTACAGACTGCTACGGTGCATATGATTACAGCGGATGAGGAAATGCCTGAAGAATATGTAGATGAGTTGATGGCAAGACTTAGAGCTACGGGTGGATATTATAACCAGGTTTTCACTGCTACAAGAGGACTTCCACTTTGGTACAGAGCTATGGAGTGTATCGGTGGTCCTGATGAAGCGTTTAGGACTGCAAACAAGCAAGTAGTTTCGCTGTATGATTGTAAGGTGTATGAGGACGGATCGCCTAGTGGTTGGACGAATGAAAGGATAACGGAAGCGGAGAATGCGTGTACTTCGAAGAAGGAAGTGCTTAAGCGTATTCATGGAAGGTTTGTGAAAGATGAGGGTTTAAGGTATGAGAGTTTTAACCCTGAAAGAAATGTCAAACAAGCAACCGAGCCTCCCCCTAAAAATTGGAAATACTATGCCGGAGTGGACATCGGAAGTGGCGGAGCCAGTGCGGCGGGTACAGCCCGTTCAAGCGCAGCCATTGTTATCATCGCAACAAACCCCGAATATACAAAAGCTAGAGTCGTTAGGTCATGGCGTGGTGATCATCAAGAAACTACAGCCACGGATATCTTGAAAAAGTATCGAGAGATGAAACAAGGTTTAGTGATAACTCAAGCTACGTATGATTATGCTAGTAGGGAGTTTGGCCTTGTAGCATCTAGACTTGGTGAAGGATTTATCCGTGCTGATAAGTCCAGGACTTCAGGTGAGGCTACGTTAAATCTGCTTTTCAAGGCAGAGGCTTTAGATATAGATTATGCGGAAGGCGACAACACAAAGTTAGTGACGGAGTTAATGTCTATCCCAGGCGGGGATAAGAAAAACCGTAAGTACCAAGATGATCTTGCGGATACGTTAAAGTATGTCTGTGCAATCGTCCCATGGGACTTTGCTAGGATTAGTCCGGGCTTAAACAGGGAAGTAGCAAGGGAGGATGTCAGGGATGACGTACCAGACGCAAGCTGGGGACAAGCAGAGTACGCAGCATGGGAAATCAGGCAGCGAAGGGGCGAGCTTGGCCCCATCGGCGGCAAACAAAACGAGTGGCAAAGTTTCGCGGAAGAAATCGACGCATGGAACGACGCATACGGTAGCTAAAGGTTCTAGGATTTTTGCCGATGAGTCATTGTGTGATATTATTAGAGCATGTTCCGATAGCGGTGTTAGAAAACTGAAATTTTCTAACATAGAGATTGAGTTTAAGGACTACTCTCAACCGCAAGTTATTCAGCCTATCCAAGCCATGGATCAGGTGTCAACGTCCTACCCTACTTATACACAAGCTACGCAGGCCAGCGGGCAACACACCCTTCAAACTCAACCGTTTGACAGGGATTTGCTCGAGGACCTGCGGACATCTCAATTGTTGATCGATGATCCCCACGGGTTTGAGCAAGAACAAATAACCGCTCAGATGAAAGGGGTTCTAAATGAAGCAGTACAAAATTGAGGAATTAAATAAGTTACACCAAGACGCGAAGTCTTTAGACAAAGAAGCTGTTGCAGAGATGCGAAGTAATATTCTCCTTATTGCAGGGGAACATTATTCCAAACGTCTGCAAGACGCTATCTCGATGAGATCTAGGACTACAGGTCAGTCGCAAGAGGCATATCGCCTTAGGATAACAAAGAATTTGTTACATCGTGCGCACCGGCTCTATGTCAATGCTATTTTATCACAAGCCCCTGGGATTGCAATCACCCCAAGAAATCAGACTGAGTTACAAGATCAAAAGTCTGCGGAGTTAAATCAGTCGGTTTGGGATTATGCAAAAGATAAGTATAAGATTAATGCTTTCATCCGAGAGATGGCATCAGACTTCTGTGGCATCGGGGAATGTATTGTAAAAATATTCTTTGATCCAACAAAAGGAAGCTTAAAAGGGTACGAACCGCAGACGGATGAGTTTGGAAATATTGTTGCAGATGAAATGGGGCAGCCCATAGCGGATAAAGAAAAGCCAGCATTTTCTGGAGAGTTTGTTTTTGAAAGAATTTACGCCCAGAATGTTTTTAGAGATCCATCGTGTACAAAAATGAAGGATGCTAGATGGATTGGTGTTGAGAAACTAGAAAACACGGATTCTTTAAAGCAGAGGTACAAAGATGACAAGAAGAAGCAAGGGTATTTAGAGCAATCGAACGAAGAATTTGTAGTTTTTGATACGGCAAAGAATGGTTACGGGAAAGAAAAGAATCAAACGCTGCTTTTAGAGTATTATTTTAAGCCATGCGCTGAATATCCGAACGGATATTTCTATATTACAACAAAAGCTGGGGTTTTAGAGGAAGGTGAATTGCCTTTTGGAATATTCCCTATCGTCTGGCAAGGGTTTGATGAACACCCGACAAAACCAAGGGCTTCTAGCTTTGTAAAAGTCGCCCGTCCGTGGCAAGCGGAGATAAATAGGGCTAGTTCACAGGTTGCACTCCACTCTGTGACGATTGGAGAGGATAAACTTCTCTATCAAGCGGGTACAACCGTGGCACAAGGTTCTCTTTTGCCAGGTGTTCGTGGGATTACATACCAAGGACAGGCTCCAACCATACTTCCAGGGCGAACAGGGGAGCAATTCTTCCAGTATATCGCCATTCAAGAGCAAGAAATGAACCGTGCCCTCATGTTAGACGTGCTAAATGAGGAAAAACAGGCGAATTTAGACCCTATGTCCCTGCTATTTAAGAGCATGTCTCAGAGTCAAAAATTCAATTTTTATAGCACTAAATTCGGGGAATTTTTGGTTGAAATGGCCGAATTGTTCCTAGAATTGGCGAAAAAGTACCTTGAAGGAGACGAATTGATCGCCGCAGTGGGTAGAAGTGAGGCGATTAACATCACAGAGTTTAAGGCGACTACAAAACTTAACCACCAAATTAAGGTTCAAGAGCAAAACGACACGATTGAGACCAAACTCGGTAAGCAACTGGTTATGAACCACTTGCTACAGTATGTCGGCCAGCAAATGAACCGTGAAGACATTGGAAAACTTATCTGCGAGATGCCGTTTGGTAACTGGCAAGAGAGTTTCTCCGATTTCACCCTCGACAGTAAGAATGTTAAGAACGACTTCCTTGCTATGGAGCGTGGTGAACAGCCCATGGTGTCTGAAAACGACAACTCTCAATACATTTTGAAACAGGTGGCTAAACGTAAGAAGGAAAGAGACTTCAAACTCCTTTCACCCCAAGTCCAACAGCTATATGCGATGTATGAACAGTACCACCAACAAAAACTTGCAAAAGAGGCGGCGGCTCTTAAGGCAGCGCAGTCTGAGTTTGTACCAGTCGGCGGTGCGATGATTGCGTGTGACATGTACGTCCCACAAGAAGACCCACAAAAGGCTCCAAAGCGAGTCAGAGTGCCGTATCAGGCACTTGATTGGCTCGTAAAACTTTTAGAAAAGCAGGGTGCCGGACTAGATGCTTTGGAGTCAATGAATCAAGCACAGATGGCTCAACTCTCTCAACAGTTGTTAGGAAGTGGGCAATCTGTGCCCGTACAAGGGCAGGCAAGCCCGAATCAAGGAGTGATGTAGTATGATAGGTTTAGGTACAACGGATGGGACGATGAGCGGAGGTTCGTCTACACCAGCGGAAGCTGGTTCAACCAACATTCAGGCAGGAGGTGAAGCAAGTGATTCAAGCCTTAGTCAGAAGGCAGACACAAATGCCGGAGCTACGGAGCCAGAATCGAGTAAGCCAAATCTCAGCGGAAAAGTTGCTTCTAAGACTGCGGGAGTTACAGGGGACGCCGCTTCACAATACCAACCAAACTTTAAGTTTAAAGTCCTCGATAAAGAACGTGAGATTGACGATTGGGCTAAAACTGTCATCAAAGACGCTGACACTGAAAAGAAAGTTAGAGAGCTTTATGAAAAAGCTTACGGGCTTGATTCTGTAAAGCAAGACAGGGAGACCCTAAGGTCTGAGCTATCTCAAGCTAAAGAAAAGATGGCTAATACCGATAGGGCCATCGAAACTATTTCAGAATATGCCCGCTCGAAAGACTGGGATTCATTTTTTGAGTCTCTTAGTATTCCAAAGCAGGATATTTTGCAGTATGCTTTACAACTGGTACAGCGTGAACAAATGCCGCCTGAGCAAAAGGCGCAGTGGGAGGCAAGCCGCCGAGCACAGCAAGAGGCACGCTACTACCAGGAACAGAACCAACAATTGCAGCAAAGTCAGCAGCAATTCCAGGTTCAGCAAAGAGAGTTTGAACTCTCGCAGGTACTGTCTAAGCCAGACGTATCTGTAATTGCAGAAGCATACAATGCTGGGATGGCAAACCCCGGTGCCTTCAGAGAGTACGTAATCCGAATAGGTCAGGCTCATGCTGCTAGGGGTGAGGATATCACCGCTGAAGCTGCGGCCCAGGAAGCAATCCGACATTTAAGGGCAGTGAACCCGTCACTTGGACAAGTGGCTCAGCAGGGTCAACCCGCAAATGTGGTTATGCCGAATGCAAAACCTACAATCCCTAATATTCAGGGTCGTGGTACGTCTCCGGTCAAGTCTTCGGTTAGATCACTTGATGATTTAAGAGCGAAGGCAAAAGAATTTCAATCATCGTCAGTTTATTAATCAACACTTATTGTAAAAGGATTTACAAATGGCTACTTTACGCACGTTTCAGGACATGTTGAATGAATACCTACCAAACCGAATGATCCAAGAAGAATACATTAAGAGAGACTGGGTTCTTTCTAATGTTGAAGTGGACAACGGTTGGACTGGATCAAAAATCATCGTTCCTTTCAAAGGAGCACATGCTTCATCCGTAGAATTCGGTCAATTGGCCGCTGCTACAGACATCGCGGAATCAAAATACGTCCGTGGTTCTATCGACAGCTACGTAGAAGTTTGGTCTTCTTTGATCTTCAACCACCGTGACCTTATGGATCACAACGGTAAAATCCCAGAGGCTACATTCCTCAAGATCTTGCCAAACGAAGTTGATGGAATGTTGTCCTACTTCAAAGAAGTAGTTTCAACAAACCTAATCACTGGAACCCACTTTGCTACAGCTTTGGCTGATGGTACAGCGGGCGGTCTTCTTGAAGTGGATCACATTGACCGTTTCACAATCGGCCAAAAATTCACTCTTGATGACAACAACTCCGCAGCGGCTGACTACTATGTCACTGCAATCAACGTAAACAGTGGCGTTTCTGGCGCACCTGGCTCCGGTGTTATCACTGTTTCCGCTACTCGTGGCGGCGCAGCGGCTGACATCAGC